ACGATGCAGACAAGTTCGAGAACGAACTATCTAGTTGGTTTGAGCGGAAGCGGCAGTCTGAAGAGGCTGAAGCCAAGCAAAGAACCAGGCAGCAATCCGAGCAGGATGCTTGGCAGAAGAAGTTGGAAGGCTACAACCAGTCTAAGACTGGCCTGAAAGTATCTGATTTTACTGAAGCCGAGGAGACAGTTCTCGAGAACCTGAGCGTGACCCAACAGGGTATTATCCTGCAAGGCGCCCAGAACCCCGCTGTAATGGTCTATGCCTTAGGCAAAAATCCAAAGAAAGCGAAGGAACTGGCAGAGATCAAAGACCCGGTGGCTTTCGCGTTCGCAGTAGCGAAACTCGAGACGCAACTGAGTGTGACTCGCAAACAGCTCCCTCCTCCCGAAAAACGAATTGTAAGCAATGGGAATCCCGGTACGTCGAGCGTTCAGCTTGACCGGTTGCGTGATGAAGCGGCACGCACCGGGGACTTCACCAAAGTAATCGCCTTCAAAAAGCAGTTAAAAAATCAATCCTAGTATATGGCTAATGCATTTAGTAAAGAAGAACGGGTAGCCTTTGAAAACCTCCTTGAGGGGTTCCAAGACGCCCTTGTCCTGTCCCGCAACGTCTCGATCTACACCACGGATCAGACGATGATGGAACGCACCAACAACACGATCTGGAGGCCGCAGCCTTATATCAGCCGCTCGTACTCGGGCACTGATATGACCTCGAACTTCTTCGACTACACCCAGCTCTCCGTCCCTGCGACGATCGGCTTCAACCAGTCTGTGCCGTGGATCATGACGGCCACTGAACTGCGTGACGCCCTTCAGGAACAGCGCCTCGGTGATTCGGCCAAGCAGAAGCTCGCGTCCGACATCAACGTGGCTGTGATGAACGTGGCCTCCGCGCAGGGCACGCTCGTTGTGAAGCGTTTGTCTGCCGCCTCTGGTTTTGACGATGTCGCCCAGTGCGAAGCCATCTTCAACGAGCAGGGTGTGAACTTCGATTCGCGCTACTTGGCGCTGTCCACCCGCGACTACAACGGCATGGCGAGCAACCTCGCTGGTCGTCAGACGCTGTCTGGCAAGGCGTTGACCGCTTACGATCGGGCCTACATCGGCCAGGTTGCGAGCTTCGACACCTTCAAGCTCGACTACTCCAACCGTATCGCTGCTGCCGCTGGTTCCAGCATCACGATTGATACTCGTGACGCTGCCGTGAACTACCAGATCCCCAAGTCGATCAGCACGTCCCCGACGACCGCTGAACGTCTCAACGTGGACAACCGCTTCCAGACGGTGACCGTGTCGAGCACAACCGGCGTTGCCGCTGGTGACTGCTTCACGATTGCCAACGTGTTTGCGGTGCATCACATCACGAAGCAAAACACTGGCCAGTTGAAGACGTTCCGCGTCATCAGCGTGACCAACAGCACCCAGATGGTGATCAGCCCCGGTATCGTGTCCAACCAGGTTGCTAATACCGCTTCGGCTGAGTACCAGAACTGCGTTGTGACCACGAAGGCGTCTAACGCCGCTATCGTGTTCCTCAACACTGCTGCTGCTCCGATCAACTGCTTCTGGCAGAAGGACGCCATCGAAATCCTGCCCGGTCGTTATGCGGTTCCCGCTGACGCCGGTGCGAACGTGATGCGTGCTTCCACCGATCAGGGCATTGAACTGGTCATGCAGAAGCAGTACGACATCAACACCATGAAGACTCGCTATCGTCTCGATACGATCTTCGGTGTGGTCAACAAGCAGCCCGAAATGACCGGGATCATCTTGTTCGGCCAGCCGTAAGCTGACTCACACAGGGGGAGGGTGGTTGACTCCGCCCTCCCTCTTGTGTATCAACTCTTTATGCCTCTCAAAAAAGGATACTCGCAGAAGACGATCTCCAAGAATATTTCCAAGGAGATGAAAGCTGGTTACCCGCAGAAGCAGGCCATCGCAATGGCCCTTAGTTCTGCCCGTAAATCCCGTGCTGCTGCTGGTGTGCCTGTTGGGAGAATGAGGAAGTAATGGAATTTCCGACCATTGTTTACAAGGTTCCTGGCAAGTATGTGCGCCCGTATGGCACATACGACTACGCCGGGGTGAACACTCAGGAAGAGCTCGATGCGAAGCTCAGTGAAGGTTGGTTTGAAAGCCTTCCTGCTGCCATTGAAGGAAAGCCCGCCAAGCCCGTAGAGGCGGCCTCTGAGCCCGTTTTGGACGACAACGCTCCTCCTACTAGGGAAGAGTTGGAAACCAAGGCTACAGAGCTTGGAATCAAGTTTGATGGACGGTATTCTGACAAGAAGATCGCCCAGATGATCGACGAAGCACTCGCCAAATAACATGAGCTTCACCAAGAGACAGATTATTGAGCAGGCGTTCGAGGAGATCGGGTTGGCGTCGTATGTTTTCGACATCACTCCAGACCAGCTTCAAAGCGCACTCAGGCGTCTCGATCTCATGGTGGCTTCTTGGCAGGCGATGAATATCCAGATCGGGTATCCGCTGCCAGCCAGCCCGGACAACAGCAACATCGACGAGGAGATTCAAACTTCACTCAACAACAATGAAGCACTGGTTCTTAACCTTGCTGTTCGTCTTGCTCCTGCTTACGGAAAGTCTCTGTCGCCCGATACGAAGACTACTGCGAAAGCTCTCTACAACCAGCTTCTGATTGAGGCTGCGATGCCTTACGAGCAGCAGTTTGTGAGGACGCTTCCGCTTGGTGCCGGGTTCAAGCGCACTGACCAAGTGTTTGTCAACGTCCCAGACCTCAACCCGCTCATCGTTGAAAACAACGATCAGATGCTCTTTAAGAACTCTTAGCCATGGCTATCGAACGCTTGTCCCTGCTGGACACAGTCACTGCGAGCACCTACTTCGCAGTCAACGTCAACAATCAGGACTATCGTACTGCTGCCAGTACGGTGGCTGAGTACATCAACTCTCAAGGCTCCTCTGGAGACGGCAAGATCATCCAGTACGCTGGCCCTACTGCTACTGGGTTCACTGTCACGATCACTGATAGCAGTGCGAGCACTTGGTTGGTCCTGACGCCCAACGCCACACTGGCTGCCGGCACGATCATCCTGCCGAATGTCGCCAACTGTGTGGAGTCACAGGAGATCCTCGTGAGCTCGTCTCAGACTGTGACTGCTCTGACGATCAACCTCAATGGTGCTCTGGGCGTTGGGACTCCTACGACGATCTCCTCTGGAGGCTTTTTCACACTGCGCTTTGAACCAATTCTCAAGACCTGGTATCGTGTTGGTTAACCACTTTGACTTATGGGCCTCGCTTTTCAACCTGCTTACAACCTCGGTGTCACTGTCACGCCGAATGTCACCTCAGCTTCTGTCACTCTGGGACTCACCTCTGAGTCTGTGGTGTTCACTAACCTTGGCTCCACTGTGGTCTATGTCCGTGTTGGCAATGCTGCCACTGGGACGCCTGCAACGACTGCCGGGTATCCCGTGCTGGTAGGCTCACAGGTGAGCATTGGCAAGGATCAGGACGATGACACTGTCTCATTCATCTCGCCCGGTGGAGCTGGCTCACTGCATATCATTCAAGGAATTGGCCTGTGATTCGGTTCCTGTCCAGACGCCGGTCAAAGACGCCCGCTACTGTTGGAGGGGTAACACCTCCTCCTCCAGTGACGTTCACTTACCTGCGTCCCGGTGGAGTGGACACTTACAAACGCCCTGACGGCACTTCAGACTACATTAGACCCTAGTTATGGCTGACCTTACAGTTTCTTCTGACATCGACTCTTTCCTCCAGTCTGCAAGCAGGCAGGCGGCAATGGACAACCTCGCTGGAGCAGTGACATCTGGTCAGTTCCTTCGCGGGAATGGCACTAATATCGTTCTTAGCCCAATCTACAGTAACACCAAGATTGTTGGCATTGATGCTGCAACCATTCAGGGGTGCATTGACTTGATAACCACTGCGAGTGCGTCAAGTCCGTTTCAGGTCTTAATCCCGCCCGGGAGTTACACAGAGAGCCTAACGCTGAAGCCATCTGTTTCTCTTGCTGCTTCTGGGGGCAATAATGGCTTGAATGGAGTAGTTTCTATTTCTGGAAATCACACTTTCACAGGTGGAGCGACTCAGGCAGATAACACCATTCAATTCTTTGGAATCCAGTTCATTGGAACAGGCAACACCACGCCTGGCTTTACTTTTTCGGCTACAGGGGCCGTTGGAGTGTCCGTTAATTTTGAGACGTGTACAGTTGGCAATAGCGGCACATCGACTACTGCCGTTGGAATGCAGATTAATGCGGATGTTATAGTTAAGCTCAACGATGTAAAGAGTCTGATGTACTCTGTGGTGGGGCAGGGCGGCACGCATTTTGACGTAAACGGTGGCAGCCTGTACGGCACTAATCTCTCTACAGAGTTTGGCACACGAGCGTTTCTTTTGCGTGGGACAGGAACTCTCAAGCCTTACGTCGAGCTTAAGAGTTGCGACATCCGGTCAAATGGTACGGACGTTGTGAGCATCACCAGCACTACGGCGCTGATGACTGCTGGTTGGTCTTCATTTTCCAGTTCATCGACAACGGTTAATGCGTTCAACATTTCCGGCGCTGGTTCCATTGTTGGCGTGTTTAACAGCTCGTTTTCGATGCCTGCTGGGGCGTCAAATTACCTAGTCACCGGAGTTGCTGGGGCTTTGTATTTTTCGGCAAATAACAGCTTTTCCAACACTGCCATTACGCCTTACGAGACCAAGGTGAACGCACTGGTGACGCAGTACACTTACGCTAGTGGCACAATTTCATTTGCTGACAACAGCACAATCACCAGTGGCTACTTCACCGGCTCAAAGACGCATGATTTCCCCTCACTGGCGGCCAACTCAACTTCGGCAACAACTGTGACATGCACTGGCGCAACGACCTCCATGTTTGCTGATGCCTGTTTGTCCACAAACACGGCTGGCGTGACGCTTGTTTCAAATGTGACGGCAGCCAACACCGTAACGGTTCGAGCAATCAATAACACTGGTGCCACTGTTGACCTTGCAAGCGGCATACTGAAAGTCCGCGCATCTCTGTAGTATGGCTAAAAAACAAGTCAACCTGTCTGTTGACAAGGGCGAGAAGCTGCCTGTCTTCAAAGGGTCTGCACTGCGTCCCAAGTGACATG